ATTGAAAGCTCTAAATTAATTTATAAAGTTGTTTACGACTGTTGTGAAAGTTTATATGTTTCATTTATAACTTCTGTCAATTGTACTGCGGAATCTATTAATACCGCACTCATTAAAGACTTAAGAAGAAACTATAGTAATGTCTTAAGCTCAGAATTAGTAGGTTCATTGCGAACTTTAGTTCTCAGTTTGATGGGTATGAAAACCATGTCCCCTGAAACAACTAAACATTTCACAAAATTGTTGGGACCACCACAAAAATGCAATCTGCTTGATCTAGGAGAAATTCTCTTGGATTCGGTAGTTAATATGCTTTCAGTGAGTGAAAGATATAACAAAGGAGAAAAGCCACTGGCTATTCTCACAGGTGCGGACCCAATTTCAGAGGCTATAGCTGAAGCTCAAGATCTCAAAGATTACCAAGATCTTACTTATGTAGGATTACCCCAACCCGATAAAATTGAGCGTAATCAGTACATGCTTCGTTTGCGAAAATGTATTACTGAGTTGGAAGTTATAAAAGATAACTTACCAAAGACTAGTAATCATTATAAGAGTATTTCTATATCACTTGTTAATTTGAAGACCATAAAGGCTTCATTTATTAACAGGATGAAAGGAGAAGCTCGACCTTCCCCAATTGCTTATGTAATATTGGGACCCCCAGGAATAGGAAAATCTTCTATTATCGAAATGATTTGTCATTTATGGTGTAAAGTAAAAGGAGTTGATTACACTCCTGCTATGGTTTACCACAGACAATCAATGGAAGAGTATTGGTCTGGATATGACCCCCAGTCACAACCTATAATACATTTGAGTGAAGCTGGTGCAGTTCATCACAGCATTGTTAAAAATCAAGGTGATAATTGTATTAAAGAATTATTATCTATTATAGATAATCTTCCAGTTCATCTAAACATGCCTTCTTTAGAAGATAAAGGTAATGTGATGGCTATTCCAGAACTTGTTGTAACGGATACAAATAATCCTTCTTTAAACGCTGAGTACGCTCTTGAAGCTCCAGCTGCTTTAAGAAGAAGATTTTTGTATATACAGCCTCTTGTTAAGAAGGAATTTCGTGCTGGTGATAGTTGCCGCCTTGATCAAGGTAAAGCACTAGCATCAGAAAGTAAGCCACTCGATAGATGGTATTTTAGGATTTCCAAAATGGAACCTGTTGATAACAGAGAATCTCGTGTTATAACTATTAAAGAAGGTATTAACGTTTATGAACTCTGTGATTATATCAAGGAAGATATCACTAGACATATTGAGGAGCAAGAAAAACGTTTGGGATTATCGTCAGCTATAAATATTGACGATTATATAGGACAAGATGTTGAATCTAGTTCTGAAGAATCCGATGATTCAGATGAAAATTATCCTGAATCAGCTTGTTCGGATTCTAATTCTGAAGTTGAAGAAGAAGCTAAGCTTCAATCTGAGAGTATGATTATCCTCAGAGAGCAAGAAGAAGTTATAGTTGCAGCGACTGTTTCTGGTTTCTGTATATTTGTTTTTATAAAGTACTTCTTCCATTATGTGAAGCGTTTTTTTAAAGGTTGTTTTTTTTATTTGAGTCATTATCGTATTTTTCTTCGATTATTATGGCTCTTATTGAAATATTCCTTTTTTGTTTCTTTATCCGTGATTAATTGGTTTTGGCCATTGAAATCATGGCAAAAGCTTGGTGCTATATACTCGCTAAAACACTCTTTTCAGCATTTGGATTTGTGTTGGGAGAGAGAGGTATTACGCTTTGAGATAACAGTACTAGGTCGTGATAAAGAAACTGAAGAACTTAAACCATTATTCAATAATGTTCCATATGAGCAATGTTTATATGTTGCAGCTTTTGGTGCAATACTTTTGCTTTATAGAACAATGAAGCCCGTTTTGGGTAAAAGTGAAGGAATGATGGTTTCTAGAAAACGTGATGGAGGTGAGATTGATGAAGCAGTTCGTTTAATTGAAGCGAATGTTAATGCTCAGATGCCTCCAAAAAGGTTGAAAAAACCTAATACTACAAATTGGGATTTAGAATACAAATTACCAATAACCGTTAATCAAGCAAATACTCAACCTGTTGAGAATGTTAAGAATGCAATACGTAGAAATTTACGTAATGTTATTGTTACAAAAGGTAACAATGAGGATAGTGTTACCAGAGCACTAGGCATTCAAGGCGACTATGCGTTGATTAACAAACACGCTTTACCACCTGGTTTTCTAGGAATAGGTGTAGCTGATCTCAACAGTCTCAAAATCACAGAAACTATCGTTAGTTCGGAGTTGTCTGTGGTTCCTGTTGCGGGTGATATAGTATTAGTAAAGCTGCGCGGTGTGCAGTTTAAAAACATACTTAACTATATCTGTGAGGATATTATCCCACCTAAAGGAATTGGTTACGAAGCGTATCATCTTGATAACAAGGTGCGCGCTTACCCTATGAAGTCGAAACATGTTGAAAGTCCTTATGGTGATTTTTGGTTAGAAAATCCAATGAAATATCTACTAAAAGGACATTGTATCGGCATGTGTGGTACTCCAATTGTGGCAGCATTAGCTAACTCTTTTCAAGTAGTTGGTTTGCACACCGCTGGAGATATTAAAGGTGATTTCGCTTATGCTGAGTCTGTGACACGTGACATGGTTGTACGTGCTCTTGACAAAGCTAGAGATATTAATCCTTTTATAGAGATTAATTCTGAAGGTTACATCAGACTTCCAGAAGGAATGTCACTCAGTGCTAATATTGACCCTCGTTCACCAATTAATTTTGAGGAGTGCTCCACTTTTAAAGGAGTTGCTCATATCGAGGGGTATAAAGCACCTAGACCAGGTAAGTCTAAACTTACTGAGTCTCCACTTTTACCTTATGCTCAAATGCTTACTGGACATCCAGTTTGTGATGAAGAGGGCAAGCCTTACTATTGCAAACCCCCCTTCAAGCATGCATGGGTAGATGGGGAATATAAAGCTCCGTTTAACCATTTTGTCAAGAAAACTGGTGTTCTAAAGAAATCTTTGGATCCTGACATAATGGTTAAAACTACCACATACCTCACAGACCTAATCACAGCCCGATTAAGACAAGTTGGAGTTGTTAAATTAGATCCTGTGCCTCTTGATGTCGCAGTTAATGGACATCCTGAGGACTTCTACATGAGGTCTATGAAACCTTCCACTTCTGGTGGATGGGCATGGCCTGGGCCTAAAAAGAAGTATTCTAAACCTGTTGAAAAGGATTTTAAAAAGGATGCTTTTGAGCCTATAGAAGAGATTAAAGAACAATGCATTGAGCAAATTAATGCTTATGAAGCATATGATAATGCCAATCCATTGAATGGAGCTCAGTTAAAAGATGAGCCAAGGCCTTATGAGAAGGTTATAGAACGTAAGACACGTGTTTTTTGCATGTCCTCTTATGAATCAACAATTGTAAACAGAATGTATCTAATGCCATTCTATTCTCTGATGGTTGAACACTCCGACATATTTTATGCCGCTTTGGGTATAGATATGCATAGTCCAGAAGTTGATGATTTAATGAAATCAATGCTTGGATTTTCTCACCTTTTTATGGAAGGTGATTATGGAGGTTATGATACATCTATGCCAGTAGATGTTGGTCTTATGGCTAACACTATTGTTTACAATGTGTTGAAAAATTTAGGGTATAATAAAGATGCTCTTCAGAAAGTGCAAGGATGTCTTAGTGACAATTTATATCCTTACATTGTTCTAGAGGGCGAAATCATGAAAATACCTGGTTTTCAACCAAGTGGTAAATATGCCACAGCAGAAGACAATTCTTTACGAGGGTTGTGTTTATTAGTTTATGCTTGGAATTTTTTGAATCAAGTTAATGGAACTGATTTAGATTTCGCAACTTATGTTAAACCCCTAATTTATGGAGATGATATGCTTGCTTCTGTAAAACCAGAAGCAGCCGATTTCTTTAATAATATAATGTATCAAATGGCATGCACTAAGTTATTTGGCATGGAATTTACCAATGCCCAAAAAACAAGTGATATGCAGCCATTTCTAACTGTAAATGAAATTTCCTTTCTTAAGAGAAACTTCGTCTACAGAGAGGATTTGGGACGTTATGTTGCCCCTTTGGATCTTAAATCGGTGATGAAAACAATATGCTATTATCTCCCAAGCAAAGAAGTTACGCAAGAGGAACAAATAATTGATTCTTGCGTTTCTGCTATGCGTGAACTCTTTTTCCATTTAGATGAAAAAGAATTTCAACAACGCAGAGAACTTTTCATCAGAACTCTTTTAAAGATATATGATGTTGAGGAAGAACCTTTGCGTGCTAAATTTCCTTCTTTTGGAGCTATTTCTTCTAGTGTTAACCCACAGGAAAAACTCGTATCTGAAGCTGGATTTTTTGATGGTGCTAAGAGTATTTTTAAATCTCAATTACCGACAATATCCAGCTTTAAGGAGAAGCTCAAGGAAGTTAAAAAGAAACTACCTCCTTTTAGGAAACCTATCATCCAAGATATGTATCCTGATAAGGAAATTAACCCACTCACAATTTCTACACATTTTTACAATGGATTAGTAGAAACATTTGGTGTATATTACGTTAGAGGAGACACTAAATTTATGACTTTTAAGTTAAGTGCTACCAAATTCGTAATAGCTATGTACGTGAATGGGTACTATTATTGGAAGTATTATGATATGAATTGGGAAGAGGCTAGAAAGGAATTTTATTCTTTTTGTAGATCTCCATTTTCTACTACTGTAAATAACTATTTTGTTAGCTTATTTGCTGCAAATTGGACTATGTACATTAGTATCCCAGTTGTATTGGTTAGCATGCCAGTACTATATGTTCTACCCCCTTTGGGAAGTAGAATTGCTTTCAATTTACTCGTTAGCGGACTTATCGCTCCTGTTTTTGAGGAATATGCGAAAGAACGCTTTAAATGTGGAGTTATGTTCGGAGTTATTGAATACTTTGCTTATGTATCGAGATTCGGATATACCCCACAAATTATGATAATACGTTTACCTGCTCTGTATATGCATGTCACTAATACTGCTATACATCCAAGAGCACGTGTTATGCGTCATACCACTTTCAATTTTGTGGTTTTGACAACTGAGTGTATTTTATGCCACGTTCTGGCCTAATTTGATACCTGAAGAAAATATATAAGGATCAATGCCACTTTTAAAGAACGTGAAGGCTTAGCCAAATGCAGGCTATAAACTTATGGAAACTAACACTAAAATAACTAAAAAGTCAGCTCAGACTAAAAAAGCAAAAAACAAATCTCGTAAGGAGTTGTCACATCCTGATTCTATTAAATCAGGAGTAAAGGCTCCTCCTCTTGTTCCTATCACTAGTGATGGGAAGACTGGTAACGAAATGGTCGATTCTTTAGATTTGGATGAACTTAGAATTCGTGCTGACCTTGACCAGAATATCAAAACTCGAAAAGCGTATCGCGCTCGAAAGTGGTATCTGGCTCGTCAGCATGATTTGAAAAGAACCAATGAGATCATTGCTAGTCGAAATAAACGTCAAAAAGCCCGCGTGACGAAGCGTCTTGAATCATCTATTAAGTTAGTTAAATTCAAAGAAGCTCCTCTTCATGCTGAGGCCGACATTGGCGAGATGAGTTCCGGTAAGCCCAGTAATAGTGATAAACATGAAAATGTTATGGATCATACTGGTGAACCAGAGAATGTTGTATCCGTGGGAAAATCTTTGCATGATTTACCTGACGGAGGAGACACGCAATATCGTCTGGAGAAGTTCTTTGAGAGACCTTTCTCTATCTATGATGCTGCATGGGCTCCTGCTACAAACTATAATATTGTTTTAGAACCATGGAATCTCTGGTCTCAAAATGCGTCTGTTAGAGCTAAATTATCTAACTATTCGTTTTTTAAAGGGACTTTACACCTTAAAATATCATTTTCTGGAACTCCTTTCCATTACGGAATTGCTATGGCTAGTTATCAGCCTTATCCGGCTTATAATGCTACTTTAGTAGGTTATGATGAACAACTAGCTGCCACTCTGCCAGATGATGATGCCGTGCTTCCGCCTTATAAATGTTATTTATCTCAGGCGCACGGAGTTACCTATATTGACGTTAAGGATAACAAACCTGTCGAAATGACAATACCTTTTATTTCTTATAAAGAAAGGTATCGCTTATTTAATCAAGCGGGTACTGTTATTACTAACGCTACTGACTTTAACGATTTTGCAGAAGCAGGTGAACTTCGTTTAATTACTCTTAATCAAATTGGAGTAGCTAATGAAGATTACACATCTGCTGTAAGCGTTAACGTCTACGCTTGGATGACTGATGTAGAGTTAGGCTGTATTACAGGCACTGATATTGATATCACTGCTGAGGCCAATACTCGAAAGAAGAAATCCAAGGTGAAGAAAATCGCGAAGCGTATTGAGGATGAAGCTGAAGAAATTGAATCTATTGAAGATTCAGATTCTGAAGATGAAAGATACTCTTCGTGGAAGAAAACTATGAAGGATAAACCTGTTTATAGTGGTCAGGGTAATTTTGGTTCTCGTATGATGAACCAAATGGAATCCGCTATTGATAATGGAGGCAACGAATATGCCGATCCTGGTCCAGTTTCTAAGATAGCTACAGCTGTTGGAACTATAGGCGATACGTTATCTGACGTACCTGTTATAGGTTCTTTTGCTAAAGCTACATCTAATATAGCTGGAAAGATTGGTAAGTTTGCTTCCTTCTTCGGGTTTTCTAAACCACCTGTTTTGGACAAGCCTATTTATGTTAAAAACAAGCCTTTCCAAAATGGTGCTTTTCTTGTCGGACCACAAACTGTTGATAAGTTAACTTGTGATCCTAAACAAGAACTTTCTGTTGACCCCTCTTATTGCGGGGCTATCAGTAAAGATGAACTTGCCATAAAAGAGCTTGCTGCTAAAGAATCGTATCTTACCACTTTTACGTGGGCCGATACGGACACAGCATTATCTGCTACTTTATGGTCTTCTGCCGTGACACCTTTTCTAATAACTGGTCACGACGAACTTCCATCAGGTAATCCCCTTTTGGAACAACCTACCCCTATGTGTTTTGCAGCCACACCTTTTAAGTATTGGCGTGGTAACATACAATACAGATTTAATATTGTGTGTTCTAAATTTCATAGAGGTAAACTTCTGTTCAAGTATGAACCGAATTATGCGATGCGATCTGTGATTACAGCAGCATCTGCTCAACTCAATCAACAAAACACTATTATTTTGGATATTCAAGATAGCCAAGAAATTATTATTAATGTTGATTGGGCTCTACAACGAGCTTGGGCGTCGGCTCCGTCGACTATTTCACACTGGTTACTTCCAGCTTGTGACTTACCCAACCTCGCAAATCCTTTAAGTATGTCTAACTTGATTCCCGAGAATCAAGTAAATGGATACTTAGAGGTGCGAGTTCTTAATGAACTCGTTCAACCCACTGATCTTTCTACAGTTTCAGTGAACGTTCATGTGAGCTGTCCAGATCTATCTGTCGCTGTACCTATTGATGCTAATATAGGTCCAGATCGTCAGATAGCTGTCACAGAAGCCGAAACTATTAATAGTACCGGCGCGTCACATGAACATATTTTTGAAGATCATTTTGGTGAAAAGATCGAATCTTTTCGTGCCTTGTTGAAGAGAACTGTTACAAGTTATGTTGCATCAAGTTCTGGTACTGGAACTAGTACTAATTTATGGTCAGTTAGAGGATATTTATACCCTCCTGCTGACACTGCTCCAGTTACTACTTCTTATGCAACTGCCAATTTACTCAGGGATAATATGTTTCAATATTTGCGTTACGCTTATTTAGGTATGCGCGGAGGTATACGATACCGCCTGATTACATTCTTAGAATCAGGAAATATCACTCCCGCCGATTATCAGCAAGTAAAATTACGGCCTCCTTTGGATAGGAGTGCTGGTATTACTTACATTGCTGGTGCTACCTTGAATGCTACTGCTGTTGGAGCAAAACCTGCAATCTACAATGGTACTATCATGGCCCATGTCAATTCGAATGGGGGAGTTGAATTTGAAATGCCGTATTATTCGGATAATTTATTTCAATTCTCTAGTTCACCTTTGGAGGGCTCAGATATTACTACTGAGGATTATCAGGGTTTTAATCCTGAGTACGTTTGCCAATGGGAATATGATTTTGTTAGTCGAGAGGCCGACGGCGACGTTGTTATAGTGAGACAAGATTTCTCCACTGCCGAAGATTTTACTTTTCTTCGGTTTCTTGGAGCACCTTTCTACACTGCGGACCTTTAAGTTCGTATCACGCTGCTGCATACCTTCGTCTATAGTAAATCATCCTCCTGAAGTTACTCATTCAGAAGAACCACGAAGCGACAAATTCTACATCATTTTGATCATCTTTTTAATTATAATCAAATACCTATTTCTTATGGAAGGAAATAGGGACCGAGGAGAC